GCACCGACAGCACCAATGAAAGCAGTAGCAATTTTAGCACCTAAAGTTCCAGCTAAACCACCGCCTAGTACTGCAATAGCGAATGCACCTGTAAGTGCTACACCAAGAGCAGTAGTAATACCTTCAACTGCAAAAGCAGATACTTGGTTAATGAATCGTTTAACGTTAGATTTTAAGCTACTTATCATTGAGTCTAAACCGCCTAAAGCAGGAGCAACTAATCCGTTCTTAACGGCAATTGCTAACTCTTTAAATGTGGCTCCAACTCTTTTAGCAAAAGAAGCTACTTTATCATATGCTTTGTTGAACATGTCAGAATAGCTAATAACACCGTCTACTAGATCTGGCCATGTCGAGTTACCTACAACTTCAATGTAAAGGTCGTAGAAAATACTACCAATACTTTTAGCAAAGTCTTTTACGACATTAACTGCATCCATGAATTTACCAGCATAAGAAACTACACCGTCTACCATGCCTCTCCAGCTACTAGTTATAATGCTTTCCAGACTACCGAACTCTAGCTTAAAGAGAACTATGTCTGTTTGTATCTTTCTAAAGAATACAGATAGGTCAGAAAGACCTTCTACTATTCCGTTTGTTAATGACCCTACGATATCTCCATCACCGAATGTAGCTGTAAGTACATCATTGACAGACTTGAATACTCGGCTTAATGCTACACCGATGTCTCTTCCTGAATTCGCAATGATTTGGTTGAAGGGTATTTCTAATAGGGCAAATTCTCTTTCAATGTCATCTTTAGCATTGATTAAAGCACTAGCTACTGTGTCTCCGGAAATCTTTCCTTCAGCGGCCATTGCTCGTAATTGTCCAGTACTAGTCTTTAACTCTTTAGCGATAGCTTGTGCAATACGAGGGGTTCCCTCAAGCACGGAGTTAAGTTCTTCACCACGGAGAGTTCCAGAGGCTAAACCTTGCTGTAACTGTACTAATGATGAAGCGATTGTTTCTGCAGGACCACCACCGATCTTACCAGCCTTAATAAGGACTTCAGTAAGAGTTGTAGCTTCCTTGCGTGTTCGTTGTGCGTTGACAACTAAACTTGAATACAAACTAACTGTAGTCTGTAGGTCAACATTGCTTCTACGTGAGATAGCGAACAGCTTCTGTTGTTGAACAACTAACTGTTGGGTTCTACCTGTTGTAAGTGCAATCCTGTTATTTAATTCTGTAAACTGTGAGCTAAGGCTGGATATTCCTCCGGCCGCTAGCAGACCTGTTATAAGTCCCCCGGTAATCTTAGCGAAGTTGCTAAGAGATTTAACTGTTCTTTCAACAGCTTTACCAGATTGTTCTACGTTTTTGTTTATGGTCTTTAGATCTTTAGAGACATCTTTTGAAAAGCCACTAAACTCTTTAGTGCTATTCTGTACAGAAGTAGGTAGTTGGTCGATAGTTTTCAGAAGGCGTTTAAGACTGTCTTCAGCCTGTTTAGAATTACTCTTGATTTCAATTTCTAAACTCATTGATATACCTCCAATAATAAACCCCCAAGAGAATTCAAGGGGGTAAGTGTGTTATAAGATTCTTGCAACGGACCCTTTAATACTGAAGTACTTAGACACAGTAGTTTCAATAAATCGGGCAGGGGCTTGCAGGGATGATCCAGCGTTCAAATCTTGTATATACGGCGTACCGTTAGTAATATACAATGTTTCAATTTTATCTGAGGGGACAGGACCAAGCCTAATGGTTGGTGTAGGAGCAAGAGATCCTTCTTGACTATCAACTAGTCCCTTAGATGTGTTCAAAGACCAAGCGCTTCTTGCGCGTCCTGAATCCACAGGAGTAGCAAACACAAGATCACTGACTGCTCTAAAAGCAGAAATACGTTGAGCTTGATTAATCAGCTTAGTACTTTCTTCACTTAACTGCTCTTTGAGAGCATTAACGCCTTTAAGTTTCAATGAAATTGCCATTGCGATTCCTTTATTTAGATGTCGCTTTTTCGAGTAAAGCCCCGAATATCGACTTCCTAAGTGTGGATTGCATCACTTCTTCGTCAGAGCGTTTTGCCTCTGCGTCTTTAAGTGCTCGTAAGGTTGGGAATATTTCTGCGCCGCTTAGTTTTACGCCTTGTGCGTTTAACTGCATAGCGGTTCTGTTATCTTCTCGCCAACCGATTGGTCTTGCTTCCAAGAATAATGCCCACTGCTGTAACTCATTAGCAGGCATATCTTGTAATATTTTATAAACTGGCATCCCTAAGTAGAATGCCAATTCAAATATAAACATATCTTCGGGGCTTAAGCGTTTCCCACTGCGTCTTCAGTACCCATAATGGCCTGAGACAGGTTAGTAAGTTCCGTGATAGGGAAGGAGTCAAGTTCTTCGTCAGTTAGCTGATCAGCGCCTACAACAGCGAGTCGCACAACTTTACGAAGGAGATCCAAGTGGTCTCGTTTCTCTTCTGGTAGCTTATTAACTTTCTTAGTCATAGCTTCGATTTCACGAGCTTGACCAACAGTTAAACTACGTACTTCAACTTCTTCTCCCATGAAGGGAACCTTCTTTGTAATTTCTTTTCCAACTAAGTGTTTCATATCTATTAATCCTTTTTATTATCGAATAAGTGTTTGTTGTTATCTTGAAAATCATCAAGTAGTTTGTGCATCTTATTAAGTACATCGAGGGTCTCAAATATCTCTGTGCGCTTTTCAACATCTGTCTCATTAGTTGTATCTGAGAAGTCTTTAAAACGATCAAAGGTTTTACGAGAAGAGAAATCAATGTCTTTCTTCATATTGCGTAAAGTGGTTTGTAAAACAAAGCCTTTATCAAAAGGTGGTTTTTTACTATCCATTATAGTCTCCGAATTATATTATGTGAAAAGATCAGGTGGCTCCGAAGAACCACCGTTTCTAATTTTTACTATTTCTAATTAAGCAGGAAGCGCGTAAGTAGAAGTGCTAGAGTCAGCAACCAAAGCGAAAGGACCGTTAAAGTCGCCTTCGATAGTTACAGCAATAGTAGCCTGTAGGCTGTCAGACAAAGAAGGAGCGATCTCGAAAGATGCTACAGTGCCGAAGAAGAAGAAATCAGCAAATTTGTCAGCGTTGTCAGCAGTAAGGATACCAGAAGCATTAGTGCTAATGTTCGCGTCAGCAATACGTACACGGAAGCAAAGACGAGCGGCGCTTTTACGCAATGCGTCTAGTCCAGCGTGATCAGCAGGAACGTAGTTCAAAGTGAATTCCAAAGAAGGAGCATCAGCTTGACCAGAAACCTGTGAGCTAGTTGCTTGACCGTAAACAGGAACGTTTACGATGTTAGCAGGAGTTCCCAAGCTTGGGAATTCACGGATGTTACCAACGTGCTTAACTGCAGACTCAGGAGTCTCGTCAGTAGCAGATTGAGTTGCTAAGATAGCAGTGCTGTTACTTACGAAAAGAGCAAGTAGTTCAGCAGAAGTGCTGTTAGCGTTTTGTGCGGTGTTAGCCACGTAGTCCAAAGTAGTGAACTTTGACGCACCGATAGAAGTGATATGTGCCATTGTTGTTAACCTCAATAGTTAATTTAGTTAAAGTAGTTGAAAGTTACAGTATAATCGCCTCGGTACAACTCAGGGTTATCTCGATCGATTCCCAAGACAGATAGCGAACTCTCTTGAGTTTGAGTACCTGTACCTAGGTGTTTATTCTGTAACAGTGTATCTAGTACATCTGCAATTTCCATTAGACGCTTAGAGCCTTGGTTTGCTTTAATGTAGACTTGAATTATGATTTGACCTGTAATTCCGAACCTGTTATAATCGCTATTGCCGTTTAAAGGCAGTACTTCTATTTTAACAAATTCTTCTTTACTAGCCGGAACCATATAGTTAGCAGGGAAAGCGCTTATGCCTGTATTGTTCCACAGTACACTCGCAAATTGGCTTTCTACATCAGTTAAGATGTCAGTAAATTTAGCCATTGGTTATCCCTCCGTTACTAGTAGTGTTATCAAACCCGGTGAATGGGTAAAGTTAATTATGGTATGATTTACGTTGTCAATAACAACAGTATCATATAAAGCAGGGTTAGAGAGTTCCTTCTCTTTTACATAGACCTCTTTCCGAGGTGCTAGTATTTCTTCTGCGTCTGGCTTCTGCTCTACACTCATAACTATAGCATCTATAGTCGTGGATGTAATAGTGGCTGATGCCGTTCCAGTTGCAAAGTCGTAAGAACCCTGAGTCGATGCTTGTAGCGTGATTTGACTTGCTATGTCGCCGACTGCTTTAAATGCTTTATCTACTGCTTGTTCTATTTTTTTACGTAGAGACATAATTAATACCCCTCCCAGTTCCTTCCTGAACCTTGGATCATTGGTTTGATCAGCTGGCTTACTGCCGCTGGATTCTTGGAGGTCTCACTGAGTCCTTTCAACTCAATTGGACCTACCTTGATATCCTTGATCGAACCACTAGAATCCAACAATCCATCGTTATTTGCTAGGTGGTATGCTAGTTCATAGCACGCCGACCGCAATTGACGAATGTCTCGTTTCAGGTTGGTATCCGTTTCATCAGTGGACACAAATGTGTACGTTGATGTAAAGGAGGATGAAACACCACGCGAGGAATCCTTATAGGACCCCTGACGTGGAAAGGCTAAAGCTTGGTTTGCATCAACTGCAGAACCGTGCCAACTCTTCTGATCTAACATCCGAGTTGCTGTAACTAAAGCCTGATCTTTCATTTCGTCGCTCATTAATGCCCAAGCCGCCGCATCCATTCTATCTTCGAAGTAACTAT